ATTTATTAAATAAAATGTGAAAGGAACTATACCTTCTTCATTTTGATGATTCAATAGATATTCTAAAGTCATACATTTTTCACTTTCTTCGCTCCAGCTTTCAATATTAGTTAGGATTTTTTCACAATCAACATTTTTAATTAATTTTAAATAAGACACCAAGCCTTTGAGTTTTTCCCATCTATCATTTAATTTATTTTCTTCATCATTTGATTGTAACGTATAAAATTTAGGACGCCAAGAGTCAGGCAATCTAGTTACTGTTCTATAAGAAAACAGATTTAAATTTATGAAACTGATTAATTCATTGGAATCACAAACAAATGACCTTTCAGATCTACCTACTAAATATATTTCATTAACTAATCTTTTTGTTATATTTCGAATTAAACTTGAAGCACTATTTGCGTTGGTGCAACCCACTTTTTTGATTAAATTGATGAAGTAATTGATATCTGTTGTATTGTAGGTTGACCTTTTAATTAAAGGCAGCAATTCAGGTTCAAACAAACTAGTTACTGCTTCTGGACCTCCTTCTTTAGGTATTTGCAACATTTTATTAACATTTAGATTTAAGAATACAGGTTTTAATGGTTTAAAGTTATAAACTAAATCTACTCTAAATTTAGATTTATCATTCCTTATTTGTTGGTACCAATTATAAACAAAGAAATTACTCATTTTAAATACCTTTAGTGTCTCATAAAATTCATGCTCTAAATTCTCTATAACTTTACTATCTAATTTATCTACTTCCATTAATAATTTGATCATCAATTCTTTTAATTTATTTTTATCTAAGAAATTTACAGGGAAGAATTGGTATAAGAAACTAGGCTTAAAAATACAACTAAGCTTCTGGAATTTAGTTCTGTTTAATAATGTAGATTTGAAAGAATAATTGGTGGTCATCTTTAAAAACCATATATAACTTAATAATCCAAATTTAGACATATAATTAGTTATCATATTAGAATTAAATAATTCAGGTTGCAATTCGGACAACTTTTCTATTTGTTTCTCATAAATTAATTTATAACTAGTTAATTTGGTTTTATTATATATATTAGGAAATAAACCATCAAAACTAGAGTCACTATAATTTCTTAACAAAATAAATGTCTTTAATAAATTAGCATTATTTTCTTTCTTAGATAATAATCTTATATAGTTAGCATCACTTCCACAGAATTTAATAAACATAGGTAAGGCGTCACTAACTCCACCCATCTCTTCTGGTAAGTCAAATTCAATATCCATCTCCCCCATTTTATTAAAGTCACAAATCTTTTTCATATTACACTGCATAACTAAGTAACTTATATCATCAGAAGCTCCTTCTCTAATCATACTTTGACAAGAATTTAAAGCTCCTTTCATGAGTTCAGGATAACCAGCATCAGAAGGATCGAATCTTAAACTAGGCATGAAAACTTTTGAGTATAGGGTTATAGATAATCCATTAAGATTTTCTTGAGAAAGGAATTCAGATAAAGACTTAGTTACTACTGTTTTCCCCAAATTTAACACTATTCCTAAACTTTTGGCTAACAACTGATGAATTATTACTAATACTACAACTAATGCAGGATGAATAGTAACTATTTTTCTATAAGAATCATCAGAATGAGCTAAAAACACTGTGATAAGATAAGCCATAGATTTTCTTGTTTTCTCGTATTTTAGCGACTCTAAAATTTCACTAATTTCTTTTAATTTTTTGATATTGTTAGAGAATACTATACTGAAATGATATTTTAAACTATCAATTATATATCTCATCATATTTTTATTATCTTGAAATAATTTTTCTAATATATCTTCTAATAAGTAACTCATTAAATACTCCAATCCTGCATGAGCAATTGAACTCCAATAATTCATGATTCCCATAATGAATGAATGTTTCATTTGTAAAGAATAAACAGCTGGCTTTAATTTGTTTTCTTCCAATTCTTTGTTAAAGGCCCAACCTTTTCTGAAATTTCTTTTTTCTTTTCTTTTTAAAAGATCTTTCTTCTTATCTTCTGTATTCCTATCTCTTAATTCATGTTTATCCCAAGATTGATCCATTAGATTTTTCATTTCTTCACTTCCATTAACCAAGAATTCGTAAACATCTTTCTTAATGTGCACCCTCTTTCTAAAGATCATATCATTAAAGAAATTGTATAGGGTTTGAACCATATAGGGAGGTAATTTGTGAGACATACCCCTTAGCATGAATGAAAATATTGTTACCATAAATAAGGGTCCCCATCTCTTTGAATCACCATTCATGTCAAAACTAAAGTAAGGTAATTTCTTCTCTTTATTGGTTAATAATTTATCCATTAATTTCTTGAAATCTCTAGGCCTTTTATTACTAGAGATAGATATCCATTCTGAATCAGATGGTTTAGCTAGTCTCATCGATATTGCCTCTACTAATTGTTGCCGAAGTTTGGATAATATAGACATAACATATATTTCTCTGCTATTACCTGCTTGAATTTTATGTACCATAAAGAATGTCATTTCACAGAACATGCTTGCTTGGCATAAACCCTCTTCACTATCAAAGTCAATCTCAATATCTTCTCCCCATAGTCTGTACTTAAATATTCCCTTAATTTTATAAGCAGGATCTAAATTGTTGTTTTGATCTAATTTGTTCAATTTCTTTAAGGCTCTTTGGCTAGATTTTAACTTATTATTAATATAATGATTGTAAGATAATCCAACTTGATCATCTATAAATCTGTTTAAAGATACTATTAAGTCTTCATAATCACTATAAGTTTCTTTAAACTTTTGAACATTTTTGGATTGAACAAAAGGATCAGTTTCATTAAACATATCTACAAGCTCTTTATTAATATCTGAAATATCTTTGGCTTTAGGAAATGTCATAGAAGCTTCCCAGCCTTTTTCAGTTATATCCATTTTATCATATTCCCAGCCTCTAGCGCCTGTTGATTTATTACCTTTATTTCTATCAGTATTATAATCTATTACACAATCTGAAATAACTTTAGTGAGTGAACCTGTTGACTCTAAGTAATTGATATATGTAAAGCCTAATAATTGAGCTACTTCAGGGCATATTGTATAATGTATATCAAACATTTCTTGTAAATCTTTAATTTTATCTAAAGGCCTTATTGACATTTTTAAGAAGTCCTCATCTAAATCATAATCAAGATTCTCTTTTCGCATATCTTCAACAATTTCAATATGATCTTTCAGTACATTAGTAGCAATTTTGCTTCTTTCAATCAAAGATTCTACAGGTGATTGAACAGCTCCTTGATATAAATACCATAAAAATTGGATTCTTTCAACAGATTCTACATTAATTTCCATATCCCAGTAAAATGGTATATCTAAATCCTTATTTAATTGTTTTTGTAGCAATTCTTTTTCACTCATCACATTAATCATTGACCATTTTAGACTGCATGCATGGAAATTATAGATCAAATTTAATTGTATGAAAGATCCAAATAATGATTTAGGAAAGATTGCAAATTTGGCGAACAATGTATTCATATCACAATAAATACTAGGTAGACTATGGGCAGCAAATCTAGCCTGATAAGCGATATTTAATACTTTCCTATGAGGAGTTAATTGAGCTAGTATATGAGGTATTACTATCCTAGGTGAATCTGAGTAATTATTTTCAGTTTTGCTTATTTTAGTAGAGTATAATAAAGCAAAGAATTTATAATTTAAAGTTAAACAATTCTCTAGAATATCTTGATGAACTGTATACCAAGGTGTTTCAATGTAAAATTCTCCATTATTAGAATACTCTTTAAATCTAAAAAGCTTATCTTGTCTCAATCTAAATTTATCATATAAAGTTTTTTCGTGTTTACAAATAATTTTAAACCTTCTGCTTTTACCTGTTTGATGTAAAGTTTTCCCTCCCTGAACAATAATAAAGAAGTTCTTAAATGAATTTGAATCTACATAAAATTGTTTAGAATTTAGTGATTTATTAGATAAAAATATCAATAATTTACTTAATTTTTGATAAAAGTAACTCAATAATTGCAAATTTGTATTCCTATAGACTTTATCATAAAACTCTTTAAATTCTTCCAAATATGTCTCCTTAATTGAATTGATAGATGTGCCCTCATCAGAAGTTAAACCTAAATAAGGACTGAATGCGTACTCTCTAGACTTAGGAATATTACTAGATTTGTTAAACAAATAATTTCTAAAATAACTAATAGTGTCATTAACTTTGCTCAAATCTTCTTCGAAGTTTAATAATCCGAAACCCTCTATAGTATTTTCCTTAGTTTTAATATTTTTATTTTGCCAGTTATTGCTCTGTTCTAATAAATCTTGACCATAAGCGTCATTAGTTATATCTACTATAACATTAGAGTGCCTTTCTTTAAATGACATTCTAATTTCTCCTAATTTCTTATTTAAAT